GAGGTACTCGAACAGCACCCGGCCATCTGGTTTCGTTATAGACGTTACATCAGAGACGCTATCGACAAGCTGCAACCGCCGATGCGCTTGGTGCAACAAGACGTTACTTTGCGTCAATGGCAAGACGACTTAAGACAGGAACTACTCAGCGAACCAGACGATCGTTCGATTGTGTTCGTTGTTGATCCAGCAGGTGGGACAGGCAAATCATTCTTTGTTAATTACATGTTATCGGAGAAACCTCACGAAACTCAATATTTAAGCATTGGAAAGCGAGACGACCTCGCTTACCTCCTCGACCCTTTCGCAAGAATCTTTCTCTTTGACATACCCAGAACTCAGCTTGAATTCCTACAGTACAATGTACTCGAATCCATCAAGGATCGCAGAATCCTATCTCCTAAGTATGAATCATGTGTGAAACTAATGCCGAACAAAGCACACGTGGTTGTATTCACTAACGAAGAGCCAGACAGATCAAAGTTATCCAGAGATAGAATTAAAATTATATACCCGCCCGCTCTCGTCTCAGCTATGCTGAGAGGGGTGGATGGTTAAGCGAGCACCGGTTATGAAATGAGGCAGCGCAGCAAAGGAAGGAGGGGGTCCGGACACACTCGCACAGCCTTTCTTAGTACCCCGTATTCCGTTAAACATCTATTTAGGTCGGGTGAAACCGATTGTATGCCAATTATGCTGGACAGCGTTGTAACTTGTTGCAATTGGTCCGTCCATAACCTCATACCATGTACAGAGATAAAATGGCTTTTCAAGGGTTGTCCCTGTGGTACTCAAGTACGCCAATCTCTTGTCAACCTTGATAAACTTCTCAATCTTTTTCAAATTGGAGAAATTGTCATTGATACCGGAGGTGCTCCCTCCCGATGGGGCAAGACGCATCTTCTGGTGCGTGATAATATTCACATTCTGACTATAGAGGCCTTGGCAAAGGTTTCTGACGTCATAACCAGGGTCCGTGGCAAACTCTATAAATGATCTTGAAGTTCTTGTTGTTGCTCCATGGTCACTGAAGAAATGTTGGCGAATACTTGCAACGTCTTCATCCGGGTCTTTAGCTTGAATAATTGCCCAGTGATATTCAACACAATGGATACCGTAATTATATACGAATCCACAAATCTTGAATCCCGAAAGACTGAAATTCATACCAGGCGCCGCACCTAGAGTATCGTTGGTGTTTGGCGGTAAATTCATATTGATCTCCGTAACGGCAAGCGTTTTACGTTCCAATGCCTGATATGTAGTTGGCGAACCCCGTTCGAAACTCTCATGTGTGATCATCTTTGAACTCGCACCATGTACACGTCTTCGCCGATTCATCCTTTTCTTCCTCATCATACGCGCACCTCTATATGCAGCATATCCGAGCGCGCCCGCTCCAATCGCCATGGCCGCATATGGAGACCGGCTGGCTGCAAAGGCTACCCGGCGCCTTACGGCTCTCCTTACGCGCGGGGGTGTAATGATACGTTTAAATTTCCCTGTATAGGGGCTGATAACTACACGTCTCGGCATTCTCGAGTCGCTCAAAATGAAATCTCGAGTCGCTCAAAATGAAATCTCGAGTCGCTCGAAAGTGGGAAAAAGTGGACGCCAAGTATTACCGTCCACTTTTTTCCCATTCCCACAAAAATGACTCCGCTTCAATCTTCACGTTGGTGCTTCACTCTGAACAACTATGAGGGAGACGACATCGTCCGACTCACTGAACTCGGTTCCCGCAGCAAATACCTCGTCTTCGGCCGAGAGATTGGAGAATCGGGAACCCCCCATCTCCAGGGCTTCATCATCTATCAGACAGCCAAGCGTTTCAACGCTTGTAAACGCGATATTGGCGATCGTGCTCACATCGAGCCTGCTCGTGGCCCTTCAGACGCTGCCGCCACTTACTGCAAGAAAGATGGCAATTACGAGGAGTTTGGAGAACTACCGTCTACTCAAGGAAAACGAAGCGACTTACTCGAATTCATCGAGTGGGTTAAATCTCTCAGTCACCGTCCGTCCGACACCGAGGTACTCGAACAGCACCCGGCCATCTGGTTTCGTTATAGACGTTACATCAGAGACGCTATCGACAAGCTGCAACCGCCGATGCGCTTGGTGCAACAAGACGTTACTTTGCGTCAATGGC